ACTACCGGGCAGTAGAACTATAAAGCAGGGTGAAGAATTTATATCAAATGGTGCTGTAAACAGAGTAAGTTATCAAGACGCTCAAAGTGATTTGAGAGGAAAAATGAATAAAAGTGATTTAATTCAATTGTCAAGAAACAAACAAAATCTAGAAGGAAATTTAGCTAACAGTTTAGGTAATGATTTAACATCAAGGGTTACCGATTCTATTGCGATATATCTACCACCAAATGTTACAGACAATTTAGCTCAAACTTATAATGCAACTGAAACAGGTATTTTAGGATTTACATTAGCATCAGGAGGTAAATTTCTAGATCAATTTAGAAATAGAGATTTTACGGCAGCTTCTGGCACAGCATTAGGTGCTTTAGGGGCAGTATTTGAAACGGCCTTAAAACAATCAGGATCTGCTTTGATTGATGCTCTAACTCAATCAGAGGGTTCATACGAGTTAGCAAACAAAGTCTTTAACAGAGGAGCAAATCCTTATCTAGAAGTATTATACGGAGGTCCAACATTAAGAACATTTAATTATAGTTTTAAGTTTGCGCCAAAGAATGAAAAAGAAAAAGATGATGTTCAAAAGATTATACAAATGTTTAGATTTCACTCAGCGCCTGAACAACAAAATAACACTATGTTTTTTACATTACCATCAGAGTTTGATATTCATTATATGTATCAAGCAGAAGATGGTATCGCAAATGAAAATCTACATTATCCAAAGATAGCAACTTGCGTATTACAAAGTGTAAATACAAATTTTACACCTAATGGTGTTAAAAGTCATTATGATGGTTCACCTGTGATGATAACTATGGATCTGTCATTTTTAGAAACAGAAACGATTACAAAAGATCATATAAACGATGGATTCTAATGACATATTTTAATCAATTTCCACTAATGGCATATGATGTCAAGGGTGATAAGAACTATAAACTTGTTACAGAGATCATTAAACGAGTAAAAATTAGATCAGCAATTAAAGATGGTCTGGTTATATTTGATAAGTATGATGTCAAGTATGGTGAGAATCCTGAAGATATCGCATTTAAATATTATGATAACGCAGAATTACATTGGGTTGTATTATTAACAAATAATATTACCGATAGATATTATCAATGGCCGTTGACAGATCCTCAGTTTCAATTATTTTTAACAGATAAGTATGGTGCAGGTAGTGAGGACGCAGTACATCATTATGAATTAGCACAGACAAGTGGTCCTACATCATCAAGCGATGAATCTCATATGTTAGAAGTTAATTCAGACACAGATAACGCAACAGCAATCACAAATAGAGAGTACGAAGAAAGAGAACAAAACAAATTAAGACAAATTAGAGTATTAGATAGAAGATATTTAAATCAATTTGTCGAAGAATTTGAACGATTGATAAAGGAGTAATATTATGCTTTACGATAACATTCGTTTTCCTGGCGATTATAGCCTATCTAAAGACCAAGTAGAAATAACTACAGCAACTGGTCAAATATTACCTGTAAGAATGGGTACTATTACAGAATTAAGTATTTTTGAAGATATTGAAAGTAGCGCCCTTACAGGTGCTATGACAATAATAGATTCAAGTAATATTATATCAAAAACACCATTACAAGGTAACGAAAGATTAGCTTTTAAACTTTCTACTCCAATATCATCTGATAGTGAAGATGTGGTGATAGACGCTAGCGAAGAAACAGGTTCTCCTTTTCGTATATACGCAATTACAGATAGACATACTGAAAGCGAAACAACCATGTCTTATACTATACACTTTTGTTCTAGAGAATTTTTAAGAAGTACGAGAACAAGAGTAAGCAAAGCGTATGATGGTCCTTTACATCAAACAGCAATACAAATTTTACGGGATGAGACTGGTTTAGATTCTCTAAAAAACTTCACATACGAACCTACTAGAAATAGTGATAAGATAGTGATACCTAATATGCGCCCACTAGACGCTATTACCATGTTATGCGATAAAGCATTATCAAAGAATACGAATGGTGCAGGATATTACTTCTATGAGACAACAAAAGGTTTTCATTTTCGCAGTTATGAGAGTATGATAGCAGAGCAAGGTCATCAACCAAGACAACCAAAACTTATTTTAGATTATAATCCTAGACAGTCACCATTTAGAAATAAAGTAATTGCAAATATGCTCAATGTAGAATCGTATGAGTTTGTACAACATTTCGATACACTATCACAACAAGCAATGGGAACATACGCTTCTAAGGTCATTACATACAATATTTACGATAAGAATTACAGTATTACAGACTATGGCTATCATGAACACTTTTTTAGACACTTTCATGCCGATCAAAGAGGCGATCAAACAAGTCGTAACTATCATATAGGAAACGCACCAGTCGATCATGATCCTAGAGAGGGTGGTGTACCTGGTGGTTCGTATGGTGATAAAACATTTAGCGATTATCATGAGAGTAAGATTGTATTACAAGGATCAACAAGATACTTACACAATGAGAATACTGGTGTCTTTGGTACAAACACAGAAAACGAAGGTTTGACAGAAGCAATACGAATATCACAACAAAAACAAGTATCTAATTCAACAAGAGTAAGAGTGATTATGCCTGGGCATAGTTATCTACAAGCAGGTGATCTTGTTAAGTTTAATCTACCGAGTATGGAAAGAAATAAAACAGATAAACAAGCAGGATATATCTATGATGAAAAACATTCAGGATATTATATTGTTGCAAAGATACGACATAGAGTTCAAAAACAAGAGTATCGCATGGTATTAGAACTAGTTAAAGATTCAGTTTACACACCATATGGTACAGGAGAAGCGAATTATCCTAGTAATCCTCCTAGTCGTTTAGGTAAGAATAAAGACCTATACGAAGTCGATAAGAGTTTCTATGCTGAAGGCCCACCTGGTCGAGGCTACTAGATAATCTCATACTCACAGACATTCGAAAGATTTTTTCAGCAGTATTCTAACACATTCTATCCCAATAGTCAAGCACAATATCTCTCATAGATTCAGTATAAATAGCTGTATGAACGAATCACAAAAGAATTACAATGACATGGTTTATCGCTTGACAAGACCTTTCTCTTATGTTAAACACTATATAGAACAGCTATTCAAGGGTCGCAGTTATGACTTTAAAGGTGATTCTAGAACACCATGGTCGAATATGCTTGACAATAATGATAGTTTACATTATAGTGAAAGGCATGGATTACATCTCAATCCAACGAAAAAGCGTAGAGAAAAAAGGTAAGTATATCAAAGGAAATGTATGATATCAACGAGTGTATATATTAACATAGTATTGAAGGACTGTCAAGCATTAAATGCTCGAAAATAACGGCTAGGCGAGTGGATAAAGTCTGACAGGTATCGAAGGAAAGAAAAAGATTATGACACAAAATTTTATGGGCAAAGACGGGTTTCAATGGTTCGTTGGCGTTGTCGAAGATAGACAAGACCCACAGAGACTAGGGCGAGTGAGAGTTCGTTGCCTAGGTTATCACACAGAGATACACGAAGATTTAAAGACAGTCGACCTACCATGGGCTCACCCAATGAATCCTATTACGAGTGCAACAGTCAGCGGCCTAGGTCAAACGCCTCTTGGGCCAGTCGAAGGCACATGGGTAGTAGGCTTCTTTCAAGATGGGGCAGATGCCCAACAGCCTATCATCATGGGTACTTTGCCAGGCGTTGCGAATACACTCCCAACGAAGGACGGCTCGAAGGGTTTTCAAGATCGTCTCAATGGTAACTATCCGAAGTATATCAACGAGACCGATGTCAATAGACTTGCAGTCAACGAAAAGAGTACAACTACAGCACCAGGCGAAACATCTACCGAAGTCAATCCTCATCCTACATTGACCCTACGAAGGGCCGATCGTGACCTTGCAGTCGGGGTAGCCAATACAGACGCTACGACAGTCGTTGATGATGTAGTGGCCGCAGACGATGGTAAGAGTTGGAATGAACCAGAAGTCCCTTATAATGCAGTCTATCCTCACAATCATGTCTATGAGACAGAGGGCGGCCATATAAGAGAGTATGATGACACGATAGACAACAAGCGTATACATGAACGCCACAGCTCAGGCACAGGCTACGAGATTGCAGACGATGGCACAAAGGTCACCCGAGTAAAGAAAGACAACTATAATATCATATCAGCTGACGAATACTGCCACATACAGGGCACAGCAAGACAAACAATAGACGGCGGCTTGAGAGTAAAGGTGAATAACAAACCTCTATCAAGTGCACCTGGTACAACAACAGCTGGTAATAACTATACAATCGAAGTAGGTGCCGGTGCAAATGTATCAGTCGAAGTGCAGAACGGCGACATCAACCTCATTAGTCAGCTAGGCGATGTGAACCTCAAGGCTGGTAAGAACATGAACATAGATGTAGCACAGGCGTTAAACATTAAAGTAGGTGGTGCAATCACAGAGACTGCTAAGAGTAAGAAAGAAAGTGTTGATGATGAACACGAAATGAATGCTTCGTTGCAAGACATCAACGGGACAACAATAGAACTAAACTAGTGTATGCAAAATCTGAGCAGTACCTGCTGACTACTGTAAGGGATCTGTTTGACATTAGATAACTACTACAAAGGAGAATACAATGCTTACAAAGATAACAGAGGGTAACAATGACGAAGAACCCTTTAGTATTAACTATAAGCAAATGGATGTTTAGATTATACATAGTATGGTCTATCTGTGCAGACATAATGATTATAGGTGGTCTAGCATACTACTTCTTTTTCTACTAAATAGTAATGAGTACCCTTCTAAACTGGGAGTACTGGTTTAGAGTTTATTCGTATTTTTTTTTTGGAAAAGGAGAATATATGACAACTGCTACTGATTCAAGAGCTGCGGCTCTACATAGACATCTAGATACACAGATTGAGAATCTAGAACGTAAGAATTATCATAATCGTGAGTTAATCACAGACCTCAAGAAACAAAAATTAAAAATTAAAGATAGACTACACAGTCTCACTATACGAGAAGCAAAGCGTAGTAAGAAAGAACAGCAGTCGAGATATAAAAGAATACAGCTCGAATTATTTAATAAAGGAAACTAAGAAAAAAAATGTTACATAAAATAAGTGATTTTGTCAATAAGATTCGTGTCATACACGATAAAGCAGAAAAGTTATACGTCATGAAATACAGTACCCCTAAAGCAAAACAAGCAAGTATTGATAACATGATACAAGACATACAATCTATGTGTTATATGGTCAGTCAAGATCGAAAAGAGTATAGTCGCATAGACGATACAGTTGACGAGAAGATGGCACAAGACGATGGAGGATGGTAAGAGTATTGGGAGAGGGTTCAAAACTGAGCCCTTTCCTCTAAAAAAATTCGTAAAAAAATCCTCGAAAAAATTTCTTTATAAATATTCAATATGAAAACATTAAAACAAGTAGAAGCAATTGATTGTCTTTGTGAAGAAACATATAAAGACTTAGAGATTACAGAAGCAGAGTATCAAGGCAAGAAGGTGAAACTGAATGACCCGATACGAGGTGGTAGTAAGAAGTTCTATGTCTATGTAAAAAACAACAAAGGTAATGTGATTAAAGTTTCTTTTGGCGATACAACAGGTTTAAGTATTAAACGAGATGACCCGGCACGTAGAAAGTCTTTTCGTGCAAGACATAATTGTGATACTGCCAAAGATAAGACAACAGCAAGATATTGGTCTTGTTATCAATGGCGTGCCAACGCACCAGTCAATAACTAATACCTCACACATATAAATAAAAGAATATATAATGACACGCAAGTGAGCGAGATATCAAAATTTTAATTAAAATTAAGGAGAAAATAATTATGATGTTATGGAGAACAATAACACTCTCAGCGATATTACTAGGTTTCTTTACCTATGCTAATGCAGCTGAAATAACCCCCTACGGTACATTCAATTACAAGTGGTCAAATGATGAAGATTCATCTGGCAATGCTTACAATAAGTTAGAAGATAACGGTTCTAAAATCGGTATTGATATTGACGATATTGGTGTTGAAGGTCAATCAGTTATAGGATTTGCAAAATTAGAAGTTGGTGTGGACACAGATGATTCTGGTTCGAACACTTTTGATTCAAGACTAGCATATGTTGGTCTAAGTGCAAACAATTTAGGTGATGTATCAGTAGGTAGACAATCCCACCCCTTTACAGATAATGTTGCTACGACAGCAAGTATCTTTGAAGTATATGGTGGTAACTCATCATTCTCATACGGAACAAGAAGTTCAAACTCAATCGCCTATTCTAAATCAGTTGGTATATTATCAGTTGACGCTTTAGCTGTTGTTGATGGATCTTCTGGTAAAGATGGTGTTGATTCATACGAATGGTCAGCTTCTGCTAATATAGTTGAAGGTGTCAGTTTATCAGGTGGCGTTGCTGCTGATGAAGTAAACGACATTTACTATTACGGTGTTGGTATGACTACTGCTATTAGCGATGATCTAACAGTTGCTTCTAGTTATACAATCAAAGACGCTGCTACAGACTTAACAGCATGGGAAGTTGCTGGTTCTTTTAAAATGTTATCTGTCGGATATGGTGACAAAGAAGGAACAGGTGCTTATACAACTGTAGGTCTATCACACGATCTTTCAAGTGATTTAAAATTATATGCTGAAACTGAAATGGTAGATAATGAAGGTTCTGTTACTGATACACAATCGTGGTCAATCGGAACTAAATTTTCGTTTTAAGAATATTAGAAGGTATCCCCTCAAATCGAGGGGGTACTATCATACAGACGTACCTCTACAAATCACCTAGGCGGTGGCTATGAGATACTTTTTTTATAGAATTTGTTTAGTATAGATGTCTATACAAGAATGAGTGATTTTTTCCGTTAAACGAGGCACGATCTAATTGCCTCATTCTATAATCTAAATCAGCGTGATCTTTTGATTTCGCCAAATAGTTTTCAATAATCTGTTCTTTTGATTCGTACAGACTATAATTTTTAATCCATTCTAAAAGTTCTTTTACCATAAACATACTCTCTTACTTTGTTTGCTGCTTGTGGCGCCTGCTAGTGCTATTCTTAAAAGATTTAGATTTGAATATTTGAAACTTTGTGAGCTTGATGAACCTGCCCATATTGGTTTTCTCATTTTAATTAATCTCCTTTTTTTTGATTGCGGTTGTATAAGTGAAAATTGAGTTCGTCTTTCCACCCTGAGCCATATTCAGTTCTGTAAAAGCGAATAAGATTTGGATCCACAGTATCAAGATCATGCCCGCCAAAGACTTTACCCAAAGATGTGAAGAAGTGTATAATTGATTGCATAGTATTCCTTTCATTCACAAATATATAGATGACTTTGCCATCGGTTTGCATTGTTCATCCCATACGCTTGGTATGCATTTTTGATATAGTGTGTTCTAAGATAGAAACCTACTACATATATAATTCTTATTTTTTATAAGTACTCATGTGCGTCCCTCCAAGAACCCACCTAAGCTAGCTTGGAACCAGAGACTAATTGTAAAAGAAAAGAAAGTATATCTATCAGTATATCAGGATTCATATGAACAATAAATCCACCGACAATTATACCTAGAATAAACTTAAACATTTTTATACTGGTCTTGTGATAATTGTATAATTGCATAATGTATAACTTTCATTAAGTCGGCCTTATTACGACCTTCTTTCTTGCCATATCTTTGAGCATACTTTAAAATATTGCCCATGCAGAAACCTGTACCATGACCTTGATCTATGATAATTTCAGTTGCCTGATAGTTCTTAGTTTGTGCATAATGTGAATCATATGTTTTATCAATATAATTTTTGATATCATGCATTATTTGATTTTCACTAAATTTGTATTCTATTGTCATCTTGTCGTCCTTTCGTTGCATTTTGATTCATTATTAATTTTTGAGTTTTAGTTAATTTAGGATTAATAAATTGTTTAACCCTATTTTGTATTTTAGAT